AGTCGTACACCCCGAGCAATCTTCCTCCCGGCATCTTGATGTTGACCAGGGGGACTGACGTCCAGGACGATCGCCTCGAGTCGACGTTGTGGGGGTGGGGAAAGGATGGCGAGAAGTGGCGCGTCAAGCACGACGTCCTTCGAGGAGGGCCCGGCAACATTGGCCCCGGTTCCGTTTGGGCGGATCACGATGCGATGCTTAATGAGACCTTCCGAACGGATGACGGCCGGGTCCTGGTTTGCGAAGCCTGCGCCGTCGACTCCGGTGGCCACTTCACGGAACAGGTCTATGCCTACTGCTCGAAACGTAAGGGGCTTCGAGTCTGGGCCATCAAAGGTGTGGGTGGCCCCGGCAGGTTGGCTTGGCCAAAGAAGGCAAGCAAGGGTGGGAAGTCCCGAAAGGATGTTTGGCCCGTCGGCGTCGACACCATCAAGGACGCGCTCTACGGGCAACTCAAGCACGTGAAGAAACCTGGTCCGGGGTACACTCACTTCGACTCGGAAGCCGACGAAGGGTACTTCGAGCAACTCGTCAGTGAGGTCCTGGTCTACAAGCAAGTGAACGGCCGCCGAGTGAAGGCCTGGAAGCCTAGAGTACTAGGGGCGAAGCAAGAGGCCCTGGACTGCTGGGTCTACGCTTACGCGGCGATGCTCGGACGTGGAGGCAACGCATTGCTTGACCGCAGGCAGTTGACCGTTGGTAAGATAGCCCCGGCCCCGGAGGATGTGTCTCCCCCGGAACCCGAACAGCACCCGCTCGTGCAGCCCGAACAGCCCAAGGCACAGACGTGGCCGTTCCGGCGCGGCGGTAACTGGACGACAAACTGGCGATGAACATCCCTTCTCTGCTTCGGCAAAACGAGACCCTGTCCTGGAGTGACGCTCCGGTCGCCGACCCGGTGACAGGAGTGGAATACACCAGCGCCACCCACACCCTCACCTATGTGCTGGCCGGCGCCAGCGCAGCCCCGGTCTCCCTGGCTGCAACCGCATCAGGAACCGGGTGGCTCACGACGCTTGATGCTGTGAACTCCGCGGACTTAGTCCCCGGGAAGTATCGGTGGCAAGCGGTTCTGACGGCGGCAAGTTTCCGCCGAGTGATTGGTCAGGGAGACCTGACCATCCAGACGGATCTGGGGGAGGTCTCCGGAACCTTCGACCCCCGCTCCGAAAACGAAAAGGCCTTGGACCAGTGGAAAGCCGCCTTGGCCGCGCTGTCCACTGACCGAGTGCGGGAGTATCAAATCGGCAACCGCCGACTCACATACCGCGACTTGAAGGACATCACCGACATGATCGAGTTCCTCCAAGCTCAGATCCTGACGGAGAAGTCGATCAAGAACGCGGGTCGTGACCGGCACCTTCATGTGAGGTTCGATCGTGCCTAACACACTGAGTCGGTTGCGCCTGGCTATCGCCAGGGCCATTGCTCCTCCCCGTGGAAACACTCGGATGTACGCGGGAGCAGTCCCATCCCGCATCAATCCCACGCCGCTCGGCATGAACGCGAGCGAAGATTCGGAGCTCCTCAACTCCCTTCGCAACCTGCGAGCGAAGTCTCGTCTGTTGGTTCGGGACGCGGCCTTCGCGAAGAATGCCCGGCGGGTGATCGTCAACAACGTCATCGGCACCGGCATCAAGCTTCAGGCCGTCGTCATGAACCAGCGGCGACGGTTGCTCACGGACGTGAACGACAGCATCGAGGACGCCTGGCGAATCTGGTCGGAACCGGAGAACTGCCACACCGGCGGAGTGCTCCACTTCAGCGAGCTGGAAAGGCTCGCCATGGGGGAGGTCTTCGAAGCCGGGGAGGTCTTCATCCGAATCCATCGCCAACCGTTCGGGCCAATGGGTGTCCCGCTGGCTCTGGAGATCATCGAGCCCGAGCGTCTCCTCGACGGGTACGTGCAGCCCACGAATCTGACCCCCAGCGGTGGGGCAGTTCGAATGGGGGTGGAGCTCGACAGCTTTCATCGGCCCATTGCCTACCATATCCGAGACCTCCACCCTGGGGATCACCGGATGATCAACCGGGCAACGGAGAAGGTGGTGCGAGTTCCGGCTTCCGAAATCATCCACCTGAAGATCACCGACCGCTGGCCCCAGACTCGTGGCGTTCCCTGGATGCATGCCGTGGTGCAGAAGCTCGGGGACATGAACGGCTATACCGAAGCCGAGATCATTGCAGCTCGAGCGGCAGCGAACTACGTCGGCGTCCTGGAATCCCCGGAGGATTCCGACTCCCTGGCCGAACTTCAGGAGGACGGGTCTTATCAGATGGCCATCGAACCTGGGACGTGGTATCGCACGCGCCCCGGTGAGAAGGCCGACCTGCTCAACCCAAGCAGGCCCAACAGTCAGCTCGACCCGTTCATGCGGTTTATGCTTCGAGAGGTCGCTGCAGGAGCAGGGCTTTCCTATGAGAGCCTCGGGCGAGACTACTCGCAGTCGAATTACTCCAGCTCTCGCCTCGCTCTCCTCGACGACCGCGATGTGTGGCGGGCATTGCAACAGTGGTTCATTCGCTCCTTCCGCGTTCGGCTTCACCGCGAATGGCTACAGGCTGCCGTACTTTCCGGGAATGTGGCCAAGGTCGGAGTCCAAGCCTACGCTCTCGACCGACAGAACTTCGAGGCAGCGATCATGCGCCCTCGGGGTTGGTCCTGGGTGGACCCCACGAAGGAAGTGGCCGCTTACAAGGAAGCGGTCAAGTCCGGGTTCACCACAGTCAGTGCAGTCATCGCACAGACGAGTGGGGGCGAGGACGTCGAAGACATCGTCACTACCCGGAAGAGCGAACTCGAGTACTTCCGCGAGGAAGGCCTGGTCTTCGACACCTCCCCCGAGGTCTTTGTCACCGCAGAGACGAGTGGTGCAGTCCAGGTGGACCCCGAAGATGGTACAGTGGAGCTTGCCCCTGAGCCCGCTCCGGCGAAGGCCCCTGCCCCCAAGGCAGGCACAGATCCGGAATCGGCTCCGAGTGATGAGGAGGGCGACGACGCGAAGCGAACTGTCGTCCAGCTCAATCGGGACCTGAAACTGAGGAGACAGCGGCATGTATAACCTTCTGACTCGTGAGGCCAGCTTCACCCGGGCCTCCGAGGACTCCGACGGAGACGTCACCATCTCCTTGGCGATGGCTTCCGAAATCCCCTACCAACGATGGTTTGGTATCGAGATCCTGTCCGTCAATGACGCCGCCGTCCGGATGGACCGGCTCAACGACGGAGCTCCTGTGCTCTACAACCATAACTGGGACGAACTCCGCGGGGTTCACGTTCCAGGGACGCTCTCTACGAAAGGCAACGTCCTTCGCGGGGATGTCCGGTTGCAGAGCGCGACCCAGGAAGGTCGAGACACGATCGCTCTGGTGAAGTCCGGAGTCCTTCTCAAGTCCTCGGTGGGGTACCGAATCCACAAGGTCATCGAGAAGACCAAGACCAAGGATGGCCAGGAACTCCAACGCGAGATCCCTGGCGAGGTCTTCGAACGCCTGCTCAATGACCTCCCGAATCGCGGGGAAGCTTCCCCGCAACATTTCACGAGGGCGCTCGATGCTGCCGTGGGCCAAGTGGCCCGGGCCGCCGACGACCTCCCGACGTATCTGGTGGTCGACTGGGAGCCGTACGAGAATTCGCTCGTCACGGTTCCCGCCGATCCGTCAGTGGGAGTGGGGCGCTCTGCCTCGCTTCCGATTCCCAGTCCTTCAACCCCGGCGCTCAGCGCCACAAGGAGTGCAAACATGGAGCCCAAGCAGCCCAACGAGGGCGGAGCGCCGGCGCGTGTCGAGGGCGGCGAGCCGCCGCAGCCGAGCGCCGTCGAGATGAACGCCCAGCGTACCCGTGCGATCGACAACCTGTGCAAGGCCAACAACATCGACGAAGGCATCCGGAACCTCTGGGTCTCCAGCGGTGCCTCGGTGGAGAAGGTCTCCGACGAGCTCCTCCGGATCATGGAGGAGCGGGGCCGGGCGTCCCAGTCGAGCATCGCCCGCCTGGACCTGTCCGACAAGGACCTGAAGAAGTTCTCGATCACCCGGGCCATCCGGGCCTGCGCCGACCAGAACTGGGCGGACGCCGGCTTCGAGGCCGAGTGCTCGAGCGAGATCGCGAAGCGCATGCAGCGCGTCCCGGACAAGAAGAAGTTCTTCGTGCCCTACGACGTCCTGCACCGCGAGATCGACGGCCGAGCCATCCAGGGCGGCCAGCGGGCCTTCCGGGGTGGCGACATGCGGAACGTCAACCCCTACTTCCAGCGTGACGTCACGGTGGCCTCGGCTTCCGGCGGCGGTTACCTGGTGGCGACGTCCAACCAGTCCTTCATCGACCTCCTGCGCAACCGCTCCGTGGCGTTCCGCATGGGCGCTCGCCCGCTCACCGGCCTGGTCGGCAACGTGAACATCCCGAAGCAGACGGGCGCCGCAACGGCGTACTGGCTGTCCTCGGAGTCCACGCAGATCACCGAGTCGCAGCAGACGTTCGGTCAGCTGGCCTTCGCGCCGAAGACCGTCGGCGGCTACACGGAGATCTCCCGACTCCTGCTCCTGCAGAGCTCGCCGGACATCGAGGGCATCGTGAACGCCGACCTGGCCGCGATCATCGCGCTGGCCGTCGACACCGGGGTGATCTCCGGCTCCGGTTCGTCCGGTCAGCCGACGGGCATCCTGAACACGTCGGGCATCGGCACGGCAACCGGCATGTCCTCGCTGGCGTACGCTGGCGTCCTGTCCTTCCAGACGACGGTGGCCACGGCGAACGTCGTGCCGGCAGCGGGCGGTTACGTCACGACCCCCTCGGTCGCGGCGCTGCTCATGCAGCGGACGAAGTTCTCCAACACGGCAACCCCGCTGTGGGACGGCAACCTCTGGGATGGCTCGATCGCCGGCTTCCCCGGCATGAGCTCCAACCAGATGGCGTCGGCTTCGATGCTGTTCGGTGACTGGTCCCAGGTGGTCGTGGCGGAGTGGGGTGTCCTCGAGATCGAGGTCAACCCGTACGCCAACTTCCAGGCCGGCATCATCGGCGTCCGCGCCATGATGACCTGCGACGTCGGCCTCCGCTACCCGGCGGCCTTCACCTCGGGCACCTCCATCACCTAATCGGCCGGCGACGGTTCGATGCTCACACTGGCCTCGTTCGGGAAACCGAGCGAGGCCAGTCTTCCCGGAGAAGGAAACATGATCAAGACGGAAAAGGTCAAGGCCACCCAGGGGTTCGTCCTCCGGGGTGACGGCGTGATCTCGGTCGACTCCAAGACCCTGGCCGGTCGGATGGAAGTCAAGGAAGGGGCCGTCGTGGAAGCCCCGGCCTGGCTGGCCCGGGAGCTCGTCAGCTCCAACAAGGCGGAACCCTACAAGGACCCGCCGAAGAAGGAGCCGGACGGCGACGACAAGGACAAGAAGCCCAAGTAACTCAAGCGGCGCTTCGGCGCCGTTTCCGCTATCGGAGGTGGAACACATGCAGCTTCAGAATCTTTCCCGCCACTCCCTGCTTCGCCCGGCTTCGTGCGCGAACACGGCAGCGGCGACCTCTGGCTCCGGCCGGTGGATGGACACGCAGCAACTCGAGGGTGACATCCTGGTGACACAGCTGGTGGGCGCCCTGACGGGTTCCGTCGCCGGCAAGCTCCAGGTGGCCGACGACGCGAACGGCACCGGCGCCGTGGACGTGTCCGGGGCAACCTTCGCTTCCGCCGCTGCTGTGGGTGAAGAGACCATCG